GCATTTCCGGGACCTTTAATTACATGCTCGTCTTCCAAGCTGAGCATAATATCCTTATGCACCCTTTCCATATGCTTGGTGTTGCCGGCGTATTTGGTGGGTCTCTTTTCTCTGCTATGCACGGTAGCCTTGTCACGTCTTCGCTCGTTCGTGAAACAACTGAGCAAGTTAGTCAGAACCAAGGTTATAAGTTTGGTCAAGAAGAAGAGACGTATAACATCGTAGCTGCACATGGTTACTTTGGTCGCTTGATCTTTCAATATGCATCATTTAATAACTCACGTAGCCTCCACTTTTTCTTGGCTGCATGGCCTGTTGTTGGCATTTGGTTTACTAGCCTGGGTGTTAGCACTATGGCTTTCAACCTTAACGGCTTCAACTTTAATCAATCCATTGTCGATAACGGGAACCGTATTGTCCCTACTTGGGCTGATATTCTTAACCGTGCGGGATTGGGAATGGAAGTAATGCATGAGCGTAATGCTCACAACTTCCCACTTGATCTGGCAGCAGCGTCTACCACACAGGTAGCACTGACTGCACCTTCTATTGGTTAATGTACTTACGTTCATCCGTTAGGACGCAGGCCGCCTAGTCATGGAACGGGGGCTAGGTAATTGGATTTAACAATGACTGTTACTCTCACTTATCGCGGCAACAAGTACAACAAAACTGTGAATAAGAAATAGGCTTACTGCCGGGTTCAAGTCCCGGCTTCACTATTGGCATTGGAAATAACCTTTGCTGTCTTTAATTACTAAAGTTTAAAAATGCTAGACAAAGACAAGGATAAAAAAAAGGTGGGATACAAATTAAGAGTTAGGCGTCTTATGGCTAACCCTCCACAGCCTAAACAAAAACGAAACAGAAACCAACCTAAACCTCAACCAACACCAAAACAAAATCTACCTAAACTTCAACAGTCCCAGAAAATGATGATAAAATTTTTAAAGAGAGCGGGTGCAAAACCAGAAGCAGCTGCACAAATGGTAAAGTTTGCTAATAGAAAACCAGATAATCGTTATTTATAGCAGATGGTGAAGAGAAGGTTCGATTCCTTCTCCTGCTCTTGGCATTGGCCCGTACGCGGATACCCTTTGCCGTCTAGACGGTGGGACAGACCACACATATACAACTAAATAACTCTGAACGTTCAGAGAGTCGAAAATAACTCTCTTTAAAAAATGGCTTTTCAATCTTCTACAAACCCGGCTCAGCTAACTCAGCTGGGTCAGGCTAATCTATCTGGCGACAAACGCGCACTGTACCTTAAGTTGTTCAGTGGCGAGATGTTCAAAGGCTTCCAAAATAACACAATCGCTCGTGACTTGATCATGAAGCGTACACTTAAGAACGGCAAATCATTGCAGTTCATCTTCACTGGTCGTACCAAGTCGGAGTTCCATACTCCTGGTAACAGCATCCTGGGTGATACCAATGGTGCACCTCCAGTGGCTGAGAAGACGATCACAATTGATGACCTGTTGATCAGCTCTGCTTTCGTCTATGAATTGGACGAGGTACTTTCTCATTATGACCTGCGTAGCGAGATCTCACGTAAGATCGGTTATGCATTGGCAGAGAAGTATGACCGTCTTGCATTCCGTGCTGTTGCACGTGGTGCACGTCAGGCTTCACCTATCACTGCAACTGGTTATGTTGAGCCAGGTGGTACACAGATCCGTGTTGGTGCAACTACCAATGATTCGGATGCATATGTTGCTGCTAACCTGGTGTCTGCATTCTATGATGCAGCTGCTGCTCTTGATGAAAAGGGTGTCTCAAGCGATGGCCGTGTTGCCGTCCTGAACCCCCGTCAGTACTACGAACTGATCCAAGCAGTTGGATCTAATGGTCTTGTGAACCGCGACTCTCAGGGCACTGCTCTGCAAAGCGGTAACGGCATCATTGAGATTGCTGGTATCAAGATCTACAAGTCCATGAACATTCCGTTCCTGGGTAAGTATGGTACTGCTTATGGCGGCACCACTGGTGTAACCGATCCTGGTAACACTGGTTCTTTCGTTGCTGAAACCATGGAAGATGCCTCTGGCGCTTCTACCGGTATCAACAATGATTATGGTACTGCTGCTGAAGTTGGTGCTAAGTCCTGCGGCTTGATCTTCCAGAAGGAAGCAGCCGGTATGGTCGAAGCAATTGGTCCACAGGTGCAAGTCACCTCTGGTGATGTGTCTGTCGTCTACCAAGGCGATGTGATGCTTGGTCGCTTGGCATGTGGTGCAGATTATCTGAACCCTGCTGCTAGCGTTGAACTGTATGTTGGTGCTTCTGCTCCTTCTGCATTCTGATTTTTATATACATGGGAGTCCTTTCGAGGGCTCCTTTTTTTTAATTCTTTATTGAGAATAATACTCATTATGGCCTTCCCTACTACTGGCTCCAACACTGAGCTACAAGCTGTTAATCAGATCCTGGCGTCAGTTGGTCAGGCTCCTGTTACAACATTAACAAGCGACGAAACTTTTGTATTAAATGAAGTTTCTAAATTTACTGGTTCTATTTCCGGTACTACTCTAACTACTACAACAGCTGAAATCCCAGTCGGTACCTATATTGGTGGTCCGAATGTTGCTGTCGGTACATCTATTGCCGTTGCAGGTGTAGAGGTATCCCCAGCTACAGACCCTGTTACATATACTTATACTATCAATATTTCCCAGACTGTTAGTAGTCAAGTCTTGACACAATCAATTGTTAAAAGTAGAGTTGAATCACAAACCAACCCGGACGTTGCGATTGCACTCAACACCCTAAGAGAAGTGTCACGCGAAATACAATCAGAAGGATGGTCTTTTAATAAAGAATACGACTATCCGATTACACCAGATTCAAACAACGAAGTAGTTATTCCTAATAATATGCTTCAGATGGATTTGAATGCTACCTATACACAAAACATGGATAGAGATAGTGTTAATCGTGAAGGAAAACTTTACGATAAAACTGCTCATTCATTTACCTGGACAGACGAAAAACTATACGTTGATGTTATTTGGTACTTTGATTGGACTAGTATTCCTACTACTATCCAAGCATTTATTATTGCTAAAGCTGCTGCTATTGTCTCTAGTAGAATTATTGGTGATCCTAATCAGTTCCAAATGCTACAACAGAAGGAAGCTCTTGCTCGTTCTACAGCTTTAGAATATGAGTGTAACCAAGGAGACTATACATTCTTTGGTAGTCCTAAAGGTAAGAACTTCTATCAAAGCTACCAACCGTTCCATACTTTGATGCGCTAATGCCAGCAGTAACACAACTAGTACCAAATTTTCTTGGTGGTGTGTCTCGCCAAAATGATGACAAAAAATTATTAGGACAAGTAACTGAATGCATTAACGGTTACCCTGATCCTACCTTTGGTCTACTTAAAAGACCAGGGATGCAACATACAAATGTATTAAAGAAAGCTGATGGTACTGCATTTACTAAGGCTGAATTAGATGGTGCTATTTGGTTCTTTATTGAACGTGATGACGCTGGTTCTTATGTTGGTGCTATTAAAGGTTCTAACATTTATATCTGGACTACAACTGATGGTACCTTCTGTACTGTAACTAACAATGCAGCTTCATATCTAACTGGTACTACACAGAAAGATTATCACTTCCGTAGTGTACAGGATGTTACAGTTATTACAAATAAGACTGTTACAACTGCTATGCAACCTAATGGCACGTTTGTCTCAGGTTCAGTAGCTACGTTACATTTGAAAACACTTCTTGCTACTTACGTTTATTCAGCAATTATTCAAGGTGTGACATTTACAGCAACGGCTCAGAATGCTACAACATATGATAACATGTTGTTGTATGATTCTGGTAACGTTAATGCTTCACATCATCTTGTTGATTCAATTAAAGCTGGTATTGAAGCACAACATTCAGCAGGTAATGCAGCATTTGCAGGTTCGTGGTATCTTGAAGGATACACTACTAGTCTTGTTATTAAACGTACTAATGGTAGTAACCAAGTTGTAACTGATTATAGTGCACCATCTGGTACACCAGTAGCATTTACTATTGATGCTAAAGGTGGTCCTACTAACACATCACTTGAAGCATTTGAAGATTCAGTAACAAGTATATCTAGTCTACCTGTTGAATCTTTTCACGATCACAATGTACAAATTTTAAATAGTGCCTCTGCCGAAGATGATTATTATGTAAAGTTTGTAGCTTTTGATGGTGTAAAAGGTAGAGGTTATTGGCAAGAAACTGTAGCCCGCAATGCTTCACCTGGTCTTAATGCATCTACCATGCCACACCAGTTATCAAATACTGGTCCTACTACATTTACATTTGGTCCTCTTACATATACAGCTAGAGAAACTGGTGATGATGTAACAAGCCC